ATCTGTCATAGTGTTGTAAAAATGTCACACTATCTCGGCCGGTTTTCCAATATCTTGGCTTGCTTTGCCACCTTACGGGCTCTACGAAGTGCTATGTCCAATTTCAACTTACTTACCCTTTTGGTGAAATTAGACCCTTCCATATGGTCGTATTCGTGAAGAAACGCTCGGGCTTCCAAATCTGTGAATTTGTTCTTTATTTGTTCCCCATTTTCGTCTTCATACTCAACTTCAATCCAAACAGGTCTTTTGATTTTAAGCCACACTCCGGGCCAGGTCAGGCAACCTTCTTCCATAAGTATATCTTCTTCACTTTCTTGTATGATTTTGGGGTTAAAACACGCAATAGGTTCACGTTTCGAAAAATCGCCATACATTACGAATACACGTTCCATAAGGCCCACCTGATTCGCAGAAAGTCCAACGCCACTGTGTTCTTTCATAACTTCAATCAAATCGTTCTTAATCTGTTCACGATCAGCACATTCACCAACATTAATCAAAGGGACTTTTAAAAGTGGGTGATTATTTCTAAGTAATTCATATTTTGTCATTATATTCTTCCATAAAATGTAGTTTCTGTTTCTTTATCTTCAAAAAGATACCAAGCACAATTGTCTTTGCCCGTCATGTTACCAAACCAACTAATTCGGCCAACACTGACGATCTTGGAACATTTTTTTATATAAGGTGTTGATTGTTTGGTGTGGGCCCAGTCTGTATCGAACAACAACCATGTTGGCCTAAGTGAAGAGAAGTGGTCGATCATCGAATGAAGCAAAGTTCTATCCCAAGGTGGATTCGTGATTATAAATTCAGATTCCAGAACTTGAAAATCCCCAATCTCACTAAAATCATTTTTTGCAATTCCCTCAAGTTGTGGTTCAATATCACTTGCCCACATGCATGTACCACCAAAATATTCAAGATGTCGGCACAACTGTCCATCACCAGCACATGGTTCAGAAAATGCAAATTTTCTGGGTAAATGTTCGATAAGGGGCTCTACCGCTACAAAGGGCGTAGGGTAAAAATCTCTAGGTTTTCTTTCAAAATCACTTCGTTTTCCCATCATCCATCCAATCATTTATATTTTTTTCATATTCATCTAATTCTTTTTCATCCAATTCATCATCTTTACATATCTTTTCTTTATTAATAACACGGAAAACTCTACAGTCGCTTTCTGCGATTGTAGAGACAACATTATCCACCACACTCTTGCCTGTTTTGACCTGTACAATCCCATCTATTACTACTGAAGCTAAACTCAAAGGGTCTATTATTGCACAAGAAGTTAATAACAACAGTGAAAGTGAAATAAAGTAAATTTTTATCGTTGTTAGCAACAAGTGATTTTATTTTCCTACTATTCAACAACATGGCTAAAATTTTTAATCTTTTGAAACCGTATTGTGCTCTTAAATTTATCTACGAGCATGTCTTGTTTATGACTAATTACGAATACATTTTCATCACCAAGCGTGTTTAAAATTTTCAGAAACTCATCTGTGCCTGTGCTATCAAGGGAACTATCAAAAATCTCATCCAACATCAATAAATTGGTGTTGGTGCTATTTTTCATTTTTGCAACAGCTCTCCATGTGAATAGGAGAGCCAAATCAATTCTCATTTTCTCACCCTCACTAAAAGATTCATATGTAAATTCATCCCGAAAACGTGATTTAATTGTTTCACTAAATTTTTCATCAAGGGTGAAGTTCACATAAAACTCCATAGAGGTGAGATAAGTATTTATCAGTTTGTTCATGATGGGTAGGTATTGTTTGATAATTTTAGTCTTAATACCTGTGTCCTGTAACATATTTCTTACAGCCTCAGCATATGTCTGGTCTTCACGTAACTTCTGCTGCTGTTTCTCAAACGACTTCAAAGATTTCTTGAGTTCTTTTAACTTATTCGTATCCTCTTTGCTGATTTCACCAGACTGTAACTGGTCAATTTCTGTTTGTAGGGTTGCGTTAAACTTTTCCATTTCCTTGATAGAGTAATTAATTTTTCCTATCTCAGCATCATTCTCTCGTATATGTCTAATGTAGTCCTGTATTGCCTCATAAATGGTTTCCTGCTTCTCCAGCTCTCCCAATAAATCTTTAATACCACTATCAAATTTTTCATATTCAGATTTCTTGGAGACAATCATATTTTCTTTAAATGTCTCATCAATATGCTGTTCGCACGTTGGGCAGTCATCATTATTTTCAAAAAACCCAATATACTTGTTTGTTGCAGAACGTCTTACCTTCAGCTGCTCATGGAGGCCTTTTAATTTTTGCACCTTCTCTGATTGTTCATTTTCCTGTTTTGAGTTGAAGGCCAAGTCATCATTACTTTGTTTAAGTTCACCTATCTTCTCTTGTCTATTAGATATTTCTTCCTCATTACCAGTAACAAGCTTAGTTTTTTCTTTAATCAACTTGTTCTTATTCTTCTTAACATCATCTATATACTTGTTCTGTAGAGTAATCTTTTCAGTAGTTAACTCTACACTATATTTTGCTTCCCTTTGGTCTTCTGTAATAGTTTTAAGTTTTTGTTTCAACAACATATTCATCAGAGAGAAAATCTGAATGTCCAGAATGTCTTCTACTACTTCCCTGCGTTGTTTAGCCTTCAACTGCATAAACGGAATGAACGTGGATGAACCCAGAATAACAACCTGTGTAAAACTACGATAGTTCAACTTTAAGATTTGCTGTTCAAGATACTTCTGATAATCCCTTACATTGGCATCCTGATTATACATCTTGCCGTTAATGTATATCTCAAATATGTTGGGTTTAATTCCACGTATAACCTTAATGTTTTTGGAACCTATCTTAAACTCAATCTCAACCTCACATCCGGCCATATTAACAGAATTAAGCAGTTGAGGTTTATTGATATTACGGAACGGTTTACCGAACAAACCAAAACACAAAGCATCAAGAATGGTGGATTTACCAGAACCATTCTCGCCTATAATGAGTGTTGTTGGGTTTCTATCTAATTGTATTTCTGTAAATTGGTTGCCTGTGCTTAAAAGGTTTTTCCATCTTACATACTTAAAAACGATCAAAAAAAGCTCTCCAAACTACCTTTACCATATTTTCTCTCTACCTTACTAACATTATTAACATTGTGTTCTACACTATCGCCCCTATGCTCATAAGGTATAGTATTCGTTAATTCATATTCTGTTTCGCCGGGCCGCTTAATCTTCCACTGTAAATCTCCATCCTTTGGATAATTGATATTCCACTCACAAGTAGACTGTTTAAGATACTTTCTGTCCTTTTTACTCATAGGATAGATATAACGAAACTGTTTCCCCCACACTCTACTAAATCCAAGTTCGCCCATTTTTGCATCATTGGGTCGGGGACCGTACTTTGTATCCATGCGGTTCATTTCTTTCTTCATCTTTCGTTGAATGGTGCGAAAGTGAACCTTCTCACCAGACTCAGAAACATATACATCGCTCCATATAAATCCACCATAAAGAAAGTTGGCGGCCTGATATACATAGCCGGGTTTGCCAACTATCCCATCGGCCCAAGTGTATAGGTATTTTCGTTCTAATGTATTTTCTTTCATCCACTTCACGGTTGCAGAAATCATTTGGGATTCAGAGTTGCGTGGCATTTCATCATCCATACACATTTTACCGATTTCATAATAATCACCTGTAGACAGATCAGGGAACATCTTTTTAATTGTTCCCATAGGATTTGTGCCCCAACCTAGTGTAAGGACACCAACCAGTTCATCGTCTTGATATGCACCCAACCATCGTTTAGTTAGTTTGGGCATTACAGGCGAGTAATGTCTGTCTTGAACGAAAAGTGTAGCCACTCTCCAATCAACCAGTTTCATTTCTATCACAGCTCCAAATCCTGTGCCTCATTATATAATGTCTTCATAGTATTTTTCAGTCTCTTTTTGTCCAACACTATATCCAACTCATCAACATATTTGTCAAGCAGTGTCATCGTGTCTTCGGTGTTCTCTACAATATCATCTGATACATTACTTGCATCTAACTCCGAAAAATCCTCTATGATTTTAACCTCATAGGTGTCTACCTTCAGAAGTCGATCAACAAACAAGTCAAACTGATATAAGTCTTTTTTATTGACTACAATCAACTTAACATATTTTTCCTCATACTTTTTAAAATCATAAGAGGTGCTGGTTGGCCCAACCATATGACTATAATCATTAACTGTATCATCATAATATATTTTTTCGAATAATGTATAAGGATTAACCACACGTTCAAGCTCTCTTGTCTCTGTGTCAAAAATATGAAAACCCTTCAAGTCACTATGGTCATTCCAATAAATCTCGTATGGTGTTCCAAGATAATATATTTGGCCGTCATCTGATTTGTGATGAAAGTGTCCACTGAAACATAAATCAAACCGCTGAAAGAGCTCCTTACTATACTTACCCTCAGTTTTATAACCCTTATGCATCTCAAAGCCGTTTATCTCTAGATGTCCCATAAGAATTTGTGCTGGGGAGTTAGAAAGGGCCGACATAGATTCGTTATAATTATTTGTATTAATCCACGGCATAAATTGAACAAGACATCCGTCAAAATCTACAACCTCAGGCCTAGTGTAAATATTATAGCGATCAGAATCCATCAATTCTTCCATTGAATTTACTTCACTTGTATTCTTATAATAAGTGTCGTGATTGCCTATAATAACATGTAAGTCAACATTCAACTCTTGAAAGCGATTAACAAACCTTTTACGAAAATCACTGGCAGTTTTAAAGCTGATAAACTTACGTCTATCAACCACATCGCCTAAATGAATACATGTGGTTATATTTCTTTTTTTTAGGGTGGGGAAAAATATATTGTCATAAAATTTATAAAAATATTCGTTAATATTTTGGTTGTCGTTTCTAGCTCCAACGTGAGAATCCGATATCAATGCTATCTTCATTCATTATCACCTTCATCCATAAATTCTTCTAAGCCTTTCTTATTAGAACCATTTGTGGTCTTTTTTGGTTTATATACATCTTCTGCGGGGAGAGTCCCTATAGCAAACTGATTCGATATATTATATGATGTAGAATCATCATACGGCATGGTTTCATAAGATTGATAATTTGTACTTTCTATGATTTTATTCTTAACATGGGTTTGTTTTTTTTCTTTTTGAATTCTTCTAATAAAAGCATAGTATATAATTTGTGTAAAATATGCGAAAGGGTTCTTCGATTTCTCTGGATTGAAGTTTGAAGCATATTGTAGACAATTTTCGATACCATCTGATATCATATCTTCTTTATACGTATAATTAATAAAATTGGGCCGATAAGACAGGTGTTGTGCAATTTTAAGAAAACATTCCCCTATATAGTTTGTAACGGGAGGCCGTTCCTCACCAGAATCTTCTGCAAGCTTGCATTTTTCTTTCCACTCAATCATTGCTTCTAGAAAAACCTTATTATCAACGTAATGTTTGCCCTTTGCTTTTGCCATGTGGGTTCTCCTTAACTTAAACTTTATTAACATTACCACATCTAGAACAAAAAGTCAATACACAAATGGGTATTGACTCAAGAAAAATTTTCTGGTATATTTACTATGTTGTAAGTTTCAGAAACATATTAATGTATTAACTTATTACTTGTTTCAAGTTCTTCAAGTAATTCGTCATATATTTCATCTTCTGTTGGGTCATTATAAGTTGAGTCATTATACAAGTCTAAATGTCCAATTTCTTCGCTATTCCCATATTTGTCAAGTATTCCCTCATAATAAAGGGCTAGAGCGGGCGAGGCGTTTAATATCACAATAATATGAGATTTATCAATATCAAAACGCTCATCATCTGTAAATGGTTGAACCCAACGGGTGAGCATTAGAGATTCAGTCATTTCTCCTCTATGTCCCATTGATGGCCGAACATATATTAATAGAGGATTTATAACTTCATACACATCATCAGCTTTTAATGTAAGATCACATATAATATTTTCTCCGCTTATTAGCTTTACAACTTTATATGTATTTGTATTCATTTTAGTTTTATCCTATCTATTTCATAATTAAACTGTTCTTCAGCATATATATTTATACGGGCAAAGAAATGGTTAAGAGTAAAATTACGCCTTTCCTTATAACTTATATCATCTGCAATATCAAATACTAAAATGGAATCCTTAGTTGATGATGTACGCAAGCCTCGGCCGATGGATTGAAGCACTCTGATTTTGGATTTACTTGGACTTGCGAGCACGATGTTGTTAATGTTACGAATATTAATACCAGTGCTAAAAGTACCGTAGCTCGCAATAGTTGTTGAGTTTTTATGTTTCTCAACAAGTCCACGAATTTTCTCCCTTTGATCTGTGTCTGTGCCGCCATATACGAAATATACATTTTCACTTCCTTTCATACCGTCATATAATATTTTACCATGTTTTTCTACTAATTGAAACAGACAGAGAGTATTGCCCCCAATAGTATTACATAAATTTAAAATAAACTTATTTCTAGATTCACACGAAACAAGGTAATCTATTTCTTCAGCATAACTCATCCTCTTTTTAATCTCTGGATGTTTTAG